ATGATGAGATTCCATTTTAATGGCAAGAAAAAAAGAGGATAAGATTAAACCTATTCCTCCGGTTGGTCGGTTTGGCGGTGCGCGATTGTTGCAGCGCCGGATCGGTCGGTCTGAAACTCTTGCTCAGAATAAAGAAGCTGTAGCTGCTGAATTGATAGCAATGGGTACGGCCCGTATAACCGATATTATTAATTTAAGTACGGGCGAGATTAAGGCTATTTCTGATATTCCTGATGAGGCTTTGGCGTCGATTAAGAAAGTTACTGTTGGTCAGCATGGAACAACGATTGAAATGTTTGACAAGGTAAGTGTTCTACGCATTTTGGCAAAAGCGAGTGGTTTGCTGGATGTAGAGGCAAATGTTGATAAACCTTCGATTATTGGGATTAATATGAAAGGTCCAGAGATTACTACAACGTATGAGGCTGATGAATGATTCATTACCACGGCACACCAATAACACCGATAGCTGCCTTGCTTAGTTTGGCGGGTCGGCATTTCTGTGTGTCACATATGCGTTCAGACGATGTGGCGCGATGCCACCAAATTGGTCAAAGTGTTATGTTGGACAACGGCGCATTTAGTAAGTGGAAATCAGGCAAAAACACTGATTGGCATAAATATTACGAGTGGGCAGACAAATGGCTAGACTACCCAACAACATGGGCAGTCATACCTGATGTCATTGACAGCGGATCACAAGAGCAAGACGCGCTTATTTGTGAGTGGCCACATGGCAAGCGAGGCGCTCCTGTTTGGCACATGGATGAACCAGTAAACAGGTTGCTTTCTTTGTGTGAGGAGTGGCCACGGGTTTGCGTCGGGTCAACAGCGGAATATTCCACCGTCTTATCTGAGGCTTGGTGCTTTCGGATGGATGAAGCATGGAACGCTCTTTCTGCAACATTCGGAAGGCTTCCCGTTCTACACATGCTCAGAGGTATGCAGTTAAGTGGAAAGCATTGGCCATTCGCATCTGTCGATAGCACCGACATAGCTCAAAATCATCACTTGGCGCACAAATCAACAACGCAAATGGCTGACCGTTGGGACGCTATGCAAACGCCGCCACGGTGGGAAATTAGACCAGAACAGGAAATATTATTATGAATAAAGGTTATATTGCAGTCGCGGCTTATGCGGCAACTATTCCAGCAGCAAATTATATGATTGGAAATGTGGGTACGTTTTGTGTGCCTGATGGACCATGTTTAATACCTGTTGGCTTTGGAATAATGGCTCCAAGCGGCGTACTGATGGTTGGCTTGGCACTTTTATTAAGGGATGCCGTACATGAAACGCTTGGTAAATATTGGGCGCTGGCCGCAATAGGCTTTGGCGGTCTTCTGTCGTTTGTACTGGCTGACCCATATATAGCGGTGGCATCAATCGTTGCATTTCTAGTCTCAGAGCTTTCCGACTTTGCAGTGTACGCTAAAATAAGAGAGCGCAGTCGAGAGCTGGGAGTGCTTGCAAGCGGCGTAGTCGGATCAATCATAGATAGCATTTTATTCTTATATTTTGCCTTTGGATCGCTGGCGCATATCGACGGGCAAATTGCTGGCAAGATCGGCGTGACTTGTATTGCAGCGGGTGCGTTGTTTGCATGGAAGAAATACAAAAATGTCTGATCTCCCCAGCATGAACTTGGATTTTTCTAAGTCTGCTACGGTTTGGAAATTTCTCCACGATAAATCTTTTGTGCGTGGCCTGATGGGTCCGGTTGGATCTGGTAAGTCATACGGGTGTGCTGCTGAGATAATGCTGAAAGCAGTGCAGCAAAAGCCCTCTCCGCGCGATGGTATCAGGTATTCACGGTTTGTAATCGTTAGAAATACCTATCCAGAGCTAAGAACAACTACAATTAAAACCTGGGGGGAGTTGTTTCCAGAGGACACTTGGGGGCCAATGCGCTGGCAACCACCGATAACACACCATTTAAAGCTGCCCAGCCGCGATAATGCACCTGGTATTGATTGCGAGGTTATCTTTATGGCTCTGTCTACGCCGCAAGATGTGCGTAAACTGCTTTCTTTGGAACTTACGGGTGCTTGGGTAAATGAAGCCAGAGAGTTACCAAAGGCTGTTATTGATGGTTTGACCCATCGTGTAGGTCGTTACCCTACTAAATCGGACGGAGGAGCGTCCTGGTACGGCATTATCATGGATACAAACCCGCCTGATGCAGATCACTGGTGGCATGAGCTTGCAGAGAAGAACCCTATTGGTGGTCGGTTTCCCTGGAAGTTTCACCGTCAACCTGGCGGTGTGCTGGAGGTAGGAGCCAAAGATATACCAGAAAACCCAGAAGCAAATGGCTTTGTTTTTTCTGGCGGCAAATGGTGGATGGTAAACCCGTCAGCGGAAAACAAGGTTCATCTTCCTGATGGGTACTATGAGCAGCTACTTGGCGGTAAGAATGCCGATTGGATCAGATGTTACGCAGAAGGAAAGTATACTTTTGTGCAAGAAGGGCGTCCTGTGTGGCCTGAGTATGACGATGAACTCATGTCTGGTGAAATCCAGTATGATCCTCAGTACCCGCTTCAAATCGGTGTAGACTTTGGGTTGACCCCAGCCGCTATATTTGGACAGCGCACTGCTGGCGGTGCTTGGAAGGTCTTAGATGAACTCGTTACGTTTGATATGGGTCTTGAACGGTTTGGTCAGGAGTTGTTGGCTAAGATAGCTGCAAGCTTTGATAAGGCTGATGTTGTGATCTGGGGAGATCCAGCGGGTAATAAGCGCGATGAAATCTATGAGGTTACTGCTTTCGATCATTTAAAATCGATAGGATTTAAAGCGCAGCCAACGGATAGTAATGCTTTCAATGTTCGCCGTGAGGCCGCTGCTTCTCCTATGAACCGCTTGGTAAGCGGCAAGCCTGGTCTAATAGTAAATAAAAAATGTTTGCGTTTGCGCAAATCTCTAAGTGGTGGCTACTTTTTTAAACGTGTTTCTATGGGCGCTGGACAAGATAGATTTAAAGATGCGCCCGTAAAGAACGAGCATTCTCACTGTGGCGATGCGTTTGGGTATCTAATGCTTGGCGGCGGTGAGCAACGTAAACTGCGCCGTGGATCTTATGGCACAAGCTTTGCGGCAAGCTCTACCTACTCAGCAGCAACAGACTTTGAAATTTTCTAATGGGTTTAATTCAGATCCCAGAGTTTAGAATGAGCAATGATGAGCATATTGTTGCATTAACCTATGATCATCTGACTAGAATACAGTACAATGACGACACTAAAGAGTATATAAAGTATATTCCTAATTACATAAATTACATTTGGGACAACGCTGTTGTCGGATCAAGCTGGACGGCAGTAGCGCGAGGCAAAGTTATCGCTGTTTTTGGTATTAGATACATATGGAATGGCCTTGCAGAAATGTGGATGATCCCCAGCAAAGACATTTACAAGAATGCGATATTACTTGTGCGTGGTGCAAAGGCTATAACCGATACCGCAATCTACAATCACGAGATAAAAAGGCTTCAGATTTGCGTAAAAGTAGAAAACGATGTTGCTTTAAGGTTTGCCAAATCACTAAATTTTAGTGTAGAAAGTGTTATGACAAAGTTTGGCCCAGAGGGGGCTGACTATTACATGATGGTGAGGTTTTAATATGTCTGGATTATTTGGTGGTCGCTCAAGAGGGCCGACTCAAGCTGAAATAGATGCTGCTGCGGCGCGTCAAAGGGCTGAAGCAAGGGCTGAAAGTGCAGAAACAACTCAGATGCAGGGAATACAATCAAGGCGCAGTAGAATGCGCAGAGGTGGATTGAGGTTGTTATTCTCTCCCGCCAGGCAAGAAAGCCCACAAAGAGAAAAACTTCAAACAAAATTAGGTGGAGATTACTAATGACAAGAATTAAATCTGATCCTCGCGTTTATAACAAAACAAAAGTCAAAGCTTCCGTAAAAAAAGTACGCGCTCGTAAGGATGATGGTTCGTTTGTAGCCGATGATCCAAATACACCAGAAAATGAAGCTTGGGTTGAAAAACCTGAGAGTGAAT